TTATCCTATGACCGGCCTGTATTTCGTCTGCAACGCGCCCGATCGGGTGCCGGTTGCCGTGATAGCGGCTGCGTTAAGCGGCGTGCCGGTGTTCACATGGGTGTGCGCGGCGGTCTGCGCTGCCAGCTCCTGCACCACGTCCAGTGTGTCCAGCATCAGTTGCATCACGTTAATCTGCTGGCTACCGACCCACACCACCGGCGCAATGATATCCTGACGCGCTCCCGCTATGCTGCTGCGGATTTTCCCGATTTTCTCCATCAGGCTCTGGCCAATGTCTATCGATGCAGATTTGCCGACGCTGGCCACATAACCCGCCTGCGTCGCCAGGCTGTAATCCCCCTCCGCTATCTGCACTATCGCACCGGCCAGCAACGTGGTCGTACCTAACACGCGGGTTTTGTCCGTCGCCTGTATCGTGGTTTCCCTGGTCACGATGGTGCGTTGCTCATCGTCTGCGGTCACCACACGACGCATGGATGATTCATTGATCGCCTGATCGGTCTGCCGCACCCAGTCCCCTGCCACCGTCACGCGCTGCGACACGTCCGCCCGTTGCTGCTGTAGCTGTTCGCCAGGCTTAACATCCGGCAGGCTGTGTCCCTGTGCCAGCGTCTGGCGCACAAACGGCTTATCAGGACGCCCCTCAGTAAACCCGATTTCTACCAGCGTTCCCGCAGGCGGAAACTGAAACATGCCCGATTCACCGCCCGCCATTGGCACCGGCAGCGGCACGGCGGGATAAATGGGCGTGTCTTTGGCCGGATTGCCGTCAGCGTCCAACAGCTGCACATCCACGGCATAGCGCGGACGAAACGGATCGGCAATATCGCCGCTGGTGACCGCTTCGGCGGGCGCTTCCACGCGGGCGAATTTGGGTAGATGCAGCCCTGCGGATAGTTCAGGGTATGCCGCATCAATCTGACGCTGGGCGGGGGTTGTCGTTGCACGTTTACCGGTTGCCACACTGACCGGCTCCCACGTAATGGCCATGTCGTCATTTTCCAGCCTGACCGATTTCAGGCGCTGGCCATTCACGACTACGCCAGGGCGCACAGACTGAACCAACGGCAAGGTCATGCTATTGCCTGCCGCCTGGCTCTTGCTGAATTCGGCAGGAATATCGACGGGCTTTGCAGCAAACATCGAATGCGCCCAGCTCCCCACGTATAGCCCGCCGTCCGGCAACGGTTGCCAGACATAATCGTCAATACCGAACGCCGCACCGATATTGGCCAGCAGCTGATAACCGGTGCCGCTGTGCGTGAAATGGGGGATCGGCGTGGTGACATACGGCGCATCCGGCAGATGTACCGTTAGCCCGCTGTTTTCTTCCAGCCAGGCCGCAAGTTGCTTTAACGTAGGATGCTGAAACGAGCACGGCCACATTCGTTCGAATATGCCCGCCAGTTCACGCACAAACAGCCGCTGATAGCCGTTCTCTGCCGGTTGCGATCGCTCAACGTATCCCGTAAACCAGCGCAACACAAAATCGGTGTAGCCCACATCCAGCCGCACCACTTTGCCGGTGTAATCCGTGTCGGTTTCTGCCGTGATGAAGCCGCGCCCGCAGGCGTTCAGCTCCAGTACCATATTGACGCCGACCAGGTGAACCGCGTCACCGGACAGCATCAGTCGTTTAACGGGTTTCATCCTTCGCCACCCCCTAACGAATCATTGACCGGTTTCAGCACGGTGCGTTCAAACCAGCTTAATTGCTCGTCATTCTCTGCCGCTGAACTGCTGCCGCCTGTGCCTGGCGTCTGTTTTTTGGCGTCGGTTTTACCACCGGCGCGGGCATCGCGTTTTTCCGCCACGCTGACATGCTCACGCAACGTAAACGTGACCAGCCATGCCTGTTTTCCGTCCTGTTTCGGTGCATCAATCGAACCAGTGAACGTGGCCAGACGGAAATTAATCGCCTGCGCCGTGTGGTTGGCCACACGATAGCGTTTCAGCTTGCCGCCCTCTTTTGCCTCGGCCAGCGCCCACAACCGCGTTAACACTTTCGCCTCGGTGAACGGAATAATGCCGGATACGCGCAACTCCTTCGGCTTAATGCCCTGCTCGGAGTTGGCCGTGCTCGACGTCTGGCCGGACTGGTCTTGATCCTGAAACTGCATAGAGGGGGTAACGGTAAGACTTTTTAGCGGAATAGCTTCGCCATCAAGGGCGAGTGTAATTATCTGGCTCATGGATCATGCCTTCCAGTGCATCCAGTGAATCCCCGACAAACATCATCGCCGCCGTGTACACGGCAGACGGCTGCGGGATATTTTTCACCAATTCAGCCGCGATCACGCTGCTGTGTCCTTTTCCTGTAAACACCCAGGCGCGGGCGCTTCCCTGCTGTAACTCGCTTAAGCCCTGGCGGATTGTCGCCAGCATCGCACCCCGTTCGGCGGCAAAGCTGGCCAGCTGGCTTTTGATGCCGTCCGCGCTGGCCGATACAGCCGCTTCTGTCTGTGCTTCAGCAATGCGCTGCGCATTCAGCGCCTGACGGCTGGTTGACACCGACAGCGGTACCGCAGTGGGTAGCGCCTGGCTTTTGGCAGGCAACTGCATTTTTACGCTGTCCAGCTCTGCCGCCGCTTTTGCCAGGCGGGCAACCTGCGTAAAGGCCGGTGCGGGGAAAACGTCGGTTAGCTGCGCCAGCTGCTGCATAAAATCAGCCGTTACAGTGCTGATGACCATCAACACTGTAACGGCAGTGTCACCGGCTGCGGCCTGCAACCGGCTGGCCAGATACGCCACCGCGTTGGCGGGACTGAGATAATTCCCCGCCCCTGCCTTCTGGCCAACGCCGTAGACCCACGGATGCACCGGTACGACTGCGCAATTGATTGCGGCCATCTCAGCAGGAAAGCGGATATCAGCGATACGCCACATAATCACCCCCCAAAGACGACAACAGAGTTAACAGGGAAATCCATTAGCCTGTAATCCCCCCCGACCCCAATACCCTGCGCTGATACGCTAATGACTCGCAACGTATTAACGGTGGGCAATTGCGTGGCACCGCTGCACATATTCATCGAATCCCCGCGCCCCCCCACTGTATAGGTGAATGCATAGTGTTCATTTTTCATCGGGGTTTGAAACTGAATAGTGAAATCGCCGGTACTGTTTTTCACGACTGCAGCGACATTGTACGAGTCACTGATTTCCCCTTTATCATTAAAACGAACCCACGCACGGCACATCTGCGCGTCACCCCGCATCGGCACACCTAACGCGGCAACATCCGATGATTTCAGGTTTTTCGTGTTGTACTCACGACGCCAGCCAGGTGCCGAATCTGCGCCATTGTCGATGTAAATAAACGTTCCCTGAACCGCATCCGGATCGCTGGATGTGGTAGGCGTAGTAACGCGAATGGTTTTGCAGTGATAACGATCGCTAAAACACTCCACAACCGCGCCCGCCAGTTCAATATGCCCACACCCCGTATCAATGATTTTTTTATTTACCGCATAGCTCCACGAACCGGCGCAAATAAAATACAAATGCCGGAATGCGCCCAGGTCTTCCAGAAACGCGATAAACTGCGATGTAGTCCAGCCGCCTGTACTGCCGCCAAAATCGACCCAACTGCTACCCAGATGCGGTACGTTCGCATTGATAGCAAACTGCTTTTTATCCTGAATATCCGCCCCGTTTTTGCTCTTATCCAGCTTACCCGCTAACGCATTCAACACCGTGACGCTGAATTCAGGATCGTTACCTAACGCCGCCGCCAGTTCGTCTAACGTATCCAGCGCAGCGGGTGACCCATTCACCAATGCTGAAATAGCCGCTCTGACGAACGCAGTAGTAGCCAGTTGAGTATCATTGGCGTCCTGGCTGGCAGTGGGAGCGGTTGGCCGCCCTACCAATGCAGGACTCTGTAGCGGGGCGTATTTTTCATGTGCATCACTGATTTTCAGGAACCGGCTATCTAAATCAACCAGCGGCGACACAGGACGGCTATCCGTCAGCTGACCATTAACGATCTCACCCAGCTTCGCTACATAGTGAGCGAAGCCGGCGTGATCGATGTAGTCGGCTAACGCTGGCGCCGCGGTTAGCGTGATGCGATTTTCCCATGCGCCCGTTACCGTTCCCTGCCTGCTGACGTCCAGCCAGACAGACGTATTGCCCGAAACATTCAGCGTGGCCGGTGCGTCCAGCCGCGCCCGCAATCCGCCTACATACCCGACACCCGCCGCCACCGTGGCCACACCGTTGGCCAGTGACACGCGGAAACCGTCATTGAGAAACGCGGCATTGCCGTAGTAATCCCGCATGGCCAGCCGGTGCGCTTCATCCATCCCGAACAGGCGCGCCGAAAAATCAATCTGCCACGTCTCAGCCGATACGTTGATTTGTGTCGCCTCTGCCGCGCCATCAAACTGCATCGACAGATTGCGCGTTAAGCTGTTCCCCTGCTGGCCTTTGCGGGTTTTCAGTTTCTGCTGGGTACGGACATGGACAATCATCAACACGGTATTGGTTTTGCTGTCCACCAACCCGATCCAGTTGTAATCCCAGTCGCCGATCGTCGTATCGAGCACAACGGAATACACCACGGCATTGGCATTCAGAATGCCCGCCTGCGTGATAGCGGCGCGGTGCCGGATATGTTCTGCGGCTGGCATCCCCTCATCACGATTAACCGGCGCGTTTTCGTCCTGATCGGGAATCAGCGCAAATACCACGCTATCCGGCACAGCCGGTAAACCATCGACCACCTTGTTTACGTTCCACACCTCAAAGGCGCGGGTAACTGCACTCTGCATACGTCCTCACAAACTCGCTGTATAAAATTCCATTGATGCGGCAAAATCGGGCGCATTGACCGACTGACGGCCATTAATCAGGCCGTGCATCACCTCCGCGCTGGCCGCGTAATACTCAGCACAGTGTGTAAACTCCCCCGCCCTGACCATCGCCACATCACCGTTTGACACGTCAAAGCTGTAACGGCGGCACGTCCTGCCGTACTGCCTGACCAGATTCATCATCAGCGTGTTATACGTGCTCAGCTGCTCATCGTTGATGCGCACCAGGATCACATCCCATTCGTAACCGGCCTGGCGCTCTTTCAGTTCAACCGCGCCCACGTCCAGCCGGGCAAAGATGCGGATAAAACCGGCCACGCTGCCCGCATCCTGTGCGTTGATAAACGCCCACTTCACCCGCTTGCGGTACAGGCTCAACGGTTCACCGTTAAACCGCTCAATATCCCGCTGGTAGGCCAGCACGTTCAGCAGCGACACAGGGCAGGTTTCGGCATCCAGCTGCTGCAACGGCCAGCGCATCCAGTCATTCACCTGCTGCCAGTAACGTTTGCTGGCACGCAGTAATTTGGCTGGCTCGCCTTTGTCCATCCACGACGGCAGGCGCAGGCTTTCCAGTTGCTGACGGAAATCAGGCATTTTCAATCACCACGGTTAGCCCGCTCAGGCGCGGCACACTCAGATCGCTGACGATATCGCCCAGGGAAAACGCCACGGAATCAATCAGCCCAAACTCGCGATGCAGTTCGCGCCCCAGATTGGAAAATGAAAAACGGTCATACGGCCATGTTCGCTTAACGTCATACTCGCTGTTTTCCCGAAACGCACAGCGCACCAGGTTGTCACAGCCGTTGCGTAACGTGGTCAGCTCGTCGGCGGTCACGTTGGCCAGATTGTTCACGTACAACGTAACCGTCAGATCATGTACGGTTTCCGGCATCGCCATGCACTGCATATCATCGCCGTGGCCGTGGTTGCCCTGCGTCGTGATGTAGTCATTCACCGCCGTGATAAACGGCGTGGAAATCACGCCAGAATCCAGCAGCAAATACGCATTGGCCGTACCTGCCCCGCGTGGGGCGTCATGCAGAAAGAAAATCCGGTCAATGCTCAGCCCTGCCACGGCCGCAATCATGCTGCGGTAAATCGCGTCGGTATGGTAATTGCCGACCAGATTGTACTGATTGCGGCAGCGATCGCGCAGGTCATCATCAGATTCCTGATCGGCACCAGGACGGATTAACCACCCTTCCTCGTTTTCCGCCCGTTCAATGCCATCAACCCCAACCGGCAAAATGCGGTAATAGCCTGGTGCCAGATTGAACGCCCCGCCCTCACCCGTCGCCGTCACCGGCACCAGCCCGCTGGCGCTGCCTGCGGGAATGCCCGTATCGACAGTGACGCGCACGCTATACACCTGGCTGTTAATGCGCTCGGTCTGAATAACCGTTCCGGCCGGAATCAATACCGCCTGGCCAGCATTCAACTTGAAAAAACGGATTGCCCCGCCCGCTGCCGTAGCTGGCTTGCGGCTCACATTGACGCCCCAGGCGAACACATCCAGAAATGTGCCGGACGCCGTGGCCAAAAACATATTGGCCATCACGACGTTAATCAGGACGTCTTTCAGCCACAGTACAGGCGTCGTGACAATAATTTTAATCAGTCGCCAGAACGGCGACATGCGCGACGTGTTGGTTACCAACCCTTCGGCGCTGACCTGCGCCTGAAACTGTTCCGTGATGGTTTCAGCCGTCACCGGCATGCCGGCATCAATCAACGCCTGTTCATAATTGATCTGCGGTTTAGTGGTCATAATCAGCCGTCACCTGAATGCGGCCAAAATCATAGGTTTCAGCCGTTACCCATAAGCGTGTTTGCGTTTCTTCACTTAATTCAACCGTGCCTGGAATAATGCGCTCATCGTCTTCAACCAGAATAATGATTTGCGTCATGATATCGGCGCGTAATGTCGGGCTACGCTCAGCAATGAGTTTTGTGGTCAGCCCGCTTTCAATAATCGCATGTACACAATCCTGCCCGATGCTGGCGCGGTTATTACATAAAACCGGCTCATTTCCTGCATTCAGCGTAAAATCACCATCCGTGATTAATAAATCGATATACTTCGCCTCATCCATTAGCGTAACTCTTCCCATTCCTGTAATTGTTCCGGCGTCATACCTTTACTGGCGTTAATCGTGATATTGCCAAAGTTTTTACTGTTATCGGTATATGACTTATTGTTGTTGCTGATTTCTTTATTTAACCCGCCACGCTCAATGCCTTTTATTTTTCCGCCCGTTAATATCTCTTGCCCGTTACTCACAGGCGGTGCCGCCTTGGCTGGCATATCAATATTTACGCCTGGGATATGATTCAGCTTTTCAACAATCCAGCTGTAGGTACTGGAAAATGAACTGAGTAGCGCCTTCCATAGCCCGCTGAATAATTCACCGATGCCGGAAACCATATTCCCCATCGTTTCCATCAGCGAAAAATTGCTAATAAACCCAACGACGCTATTCCAGCCCTCAACAACAGACGCCCATACCGATGCAAAAATTTCACCGACCCACTGCACGATCGCCGCCAGCGTTTTAAACGCCTCGGTTTGCATCACCGCCGCGACGATCTGATCCCAATGCTGGTACAGCAGATAACAACCCGCAGCCAGCGCCGCAACGGCGACAATAATCAGCAGAACCGGCCACAACGCGAAATTAAACGCGATACCCGCTGACATACTGGCCATGCGCACGGCCAGCAGCACACCGCGTAATATCCGCATCGTGGCCGACCAGGCCAGCACAGCTTTGTTGTACAGCCAGATAACGCCGACATGAATTTTCATGACCGTTGTTAACGCCATCCAAAGCCCCTTTAAACCGACCATCACAAACGTGGAAACGCCCATGATGATATTCACGATAGCCCCCGCCGCCGCCAGACTCAGCACGGCCAATACGGCGTAACCGATCACGCGGGTAATATTGGGGAATAACGTTTGCCACCTGACCAACGTTTGCCCCGCGTCAGCCAGCTTATTGATAAGGGGATACAGCACTGGCAGCAGCGTAGCGCCCATCGCTGCCCGCATCGCATACCAGACGGCAACCAGACGATCCCACGGATTCGCCATTTTTTCCGCCATTTCCGTGGCGCGTTTCATGCCGTCGCTGCTGCCCAGCTCCGTAATGTGCCGCTGCAATACACCCACGTTGCCGTAAAGCTGTTTAATCACTGCCGACCCGCCACCAAAGGCGTCATCCAGCTCTTTTTGTGCTTTTAGGTTGCCTTCGATACTTGCGCCGTATTTGCTCTGTAGCTTTTCCAGCATGGCAGGCATCGACAGCAATTTTCCGTTGGTGTCGGTAAACGTCAGTCCCAGCTTTTTAGCCCCGTCAGCGGCACCAGTAAGATAAGACTCATAGGATCCGCTGGCCTCGCTACCGAGTGTGCGTTGCAACTCGCCCAGTACTGCAAACTGTTCATCCATGCCCACGCCAAAGTTTGTACCCGCCCCCTTTGACCCTTCCATCAAATCCCTGATCGTGGCCATTTCCGTGCCAAATGCCTGGCGCATGTACGCGGCCTTCCCTGCTACCTGTTCCGCAAACGTCAGATTGCCCAGCGTTTTGGCGTCGCTGCGGAAGTTAGCGAACATCTGCCCCATAAATTCCGTGGTATCTGCCGCCGTTGATTTCAGCGCAGCGGCAACGGTATTCGTGATTGTCGTCATGCGCGGCAGCTCGCCGTCAGACAGCCCGCCCACTGAGCGGTTAATCATTTCCGTGGACTGCACAAACTCCAGCGCCGACTTGCCATACTGCACGCTGAATTTAAGGCCATTCTCCGCGACCTGTTTTAGCGTCGCATCGCTGACGCCCTGCGCCGACGCCGACAGCAGCGCATCATTCATTTCGATAGCGGGGGCGAGCGCATCACGGATAGCCAGACCGGTGGCAAACAGCCCCGCGCCACCGATGGCCATACGCTTAAATGCCGCCTGTGATTTTTCAGCAAAGCCGGTCACTGACGTTTGCGCCTGTTTAATCGGGCGCGTCAGCTTATCAATCAGGCTTAGCGTAAAATCCAGTTGCTTCATTATTCGCCCTTAAGTGCCAGCGCAATGCCGTTTGCCACGGCAATATGCATCTTTTCCCAGTGAGAATTATCCAGCCACACGGCGCGGGCTAAATTATCGGGTTCGTCTGACTCATGCGGTAAATAATGCCGCCTGAGTGTTAACGCCTGTTCGATAAAATTGTTATTTATTGCCCGCACCCGCTCGGTTAGTTTTTTACTTCGATTTCCAGCTTCGGCGCATATTGCGTATTAATGACTTCCGCGATTTGTAATGCCGCACCTGGCTGCGCCAGCAGTTCATCCAAATCTTTTTTACTGTCCGCACTGACAATACGGCGTAAATACGTTACGGCTGGCGCGATTTTATTATCCATCGCCATATCATTAATCAGGCCGTTATACGCGACCGTTGTCGGCTCAAACGTTAATTCCTTTCCTGCAATCGCTAATACAATCTTGCTCATAATAAATTTTCCCGCTGATTCATTTCATCGACTAATTGATTATGCCGTGCGGCACAATCACCATAGATTTCCGGCCATTCTTTTAATGGTATGGCCGCATCCGTTCCGGTATTTCCGGCTAATGTTGGTAAGTTATTTACCGGACATTTCTTTTTCAGGCTTTCCTGATAGGGCTCGTTCAGTTCGTTCGACGGCGGCGTTGTACAGGCTGACAAACTCATCAGACAGGCACACATTAGTAAAAACCGGCTTAACGATTTCCCGATAAATTTCTTTGTTCGGCGCATTGCGTATCGCCTCCAGTTGGCTCTCCAGCTTTTGCCCTGACTGACTGGCAATGGCCTGCGTTTCCTTGCGGGACGCCTCACCGGCTGCTTTCGCCGCCGTCGCAATAGTCAGCTCTGTGCTATCGCGCTGCCAGTTGGCCACCTGCCAGCCCGCCGCGAAAACGACAGCCAGCACCACACCAACCAACCAGGGCTTATCCATCAGCGCACCCCGTTGTGCTCAAGGCTAAAATGGTTGCCGTCCGGACGGGATTTAAAGCGCCCGCCCCAGCTGCCGCCCAGCGATTCCCAGAATTCACCCAGCGGCAAATAATCCTCCGTGCGGGTTTTGTATTCATCATTGATGAACAGATTCAGATCGACGGCCAGCCGCTGGGTATGCAGGCTATTGGCAATGCCTTTGCCGCTTTGGGCATTCAGCTTTGCCTGTTCCGGCGTGCGATGCGCTTCGCCGAATGTCAGTTCATACCCCTGCTTATCTGCCCACTCAATCAGATCGGCAACCATCTGAGTAAAACGCTGCTGTTTATCCAGTAACTTCATTTTTTCTCGCTCCCTGTTAACAAACTGCTTCCCCTGCGGCGCAACCAGATTTCAACCGCCTGGTGCCCCGCCACGCCAAACGCCGCCCCCAACCCCGTCACAGCCAGCGGTGATAAGCCTGGTATCCAGACCAACACCGCCCCCGCTGCTAATGCCGTCGCCGACCCCAAAATCATGCGGCCAACAAACAGGCGCGGCGTGATTTTCTCATCGCTGGCCAGCACCTTGCCGATCGCGATTAACCCGCCCAGCACAACCAGCCAGAGCACATTTTTTTCATATTCCTGCATGGGGTTTCCTTACCCGATGAGTTTTTCTGTCAGTTCCGATTCAAGATATGGAATGCCGTTAATGCGCACAAAATCGGGGCTGGTCACCACGTATTTGATTTTGTGCGTCACCACGCTGCCACCCTTCGGATCGTTATCCAGGATATCGCTCAGAATCATTTTGCAGCCGAACGCCTCCACCTTGATTTCCTCGTTACCGGCTTTGGCGTACCACAGCAGATCAACTGGCTCGATACCGCGCCATGACCCCGCGCCACGCGCCTTCGCGGTAATGACGGCCAGGCTTTTGGTACTGAATTCCATTTCCCCCTCTGCCGCCACATCCCCCGCCACCCATCCATCAGGGACACCCTGCGTTTGGGCGGCAGCGGTGTTATCCGTAATACTCAGACCGACTTTTTCAACGTGAACCAAATCGCCGTCCATGTTGAAATCAAACGACTGTCCGGAAATCCGTTTCGTCATGCGTCACCCCCCAGTGACTGATCCAGAATCAGACTCACGGTGATCCCTTTCGGGCATTCGTACGTCCGCACCGTGATGTAAATTTCCACTTTGGTTTTTGTGCGCCAGGTGATCACCACGTCACCATCCTGCGGCGGCTTCACTTCGCCAGGGAACGTCACGCCATTAATCTGGCTGCTGCGGGACATTTCACGCAGCGTTTTGGCAAAATACGCCTGGTTTGCCGCGATACTGCCTGGCGTGCTATTCAGGCTGCGATCGCCAATCTTGGCAATTGCCTGCAAGCGCACACGCCGTGCGGCCTTATCGACAATGCGCAGGTTTTCGATCGCCTGATAATCGCCGCCCTCAACATCCAGCGTGCGGCCATCCGACCAGTAATAGCCGTCGTAATCGGGATACCACATTGGCACGCTGTAGCGCAGCGCTTCCAGCGCCTGCAACGTAGCCAAATCCAGCACCGCCCCCGCAGAATCCACCGGCAGCGCGGTAGCGCCCATCTCCAGCAATGCGCCGGTTTGTACCCGTGCCGGACTGTCAGCGATCGTTACTGCGCGGTTGCACAGACGGCCAGCTAATACGCCTGGTTCGTTACCCCACAGGCGCGGCACCAGTTGCACAGCGGGAACAGCAGCACCCGCCTGCAACGTACTTAACCGCGCCAGATACCCCCCCCAATCCTCACCGTCCTGCGTACCATCAACCGCCAGAATGAACCACACCCATCGACCAAACTTAGCGATTAGCTCAGCCCGCAGACTGGCCGCAGCCGCGATGGTGTCTTTGGTTGCACCCAGCGTTAGCACGACGCCTTCAACACTAGCCACCTGCTGCGCGGCTTTTACCGCATCCGTCCAGGCTGTATCCATGCTCTCGGCGGGCGTGTCCTTCGGCAGAACGCCGATAAAGCCGCTCCAGTTCTGGCCAGCATTCAACATGGCCGCGTTAACTGTGCGTTTCAGCACAGAATCCGCGTCACCCAGCAGCGCATCCAGATTGCTTTGGGTATTCACCGGCACGGTTTTGGCTACCTTGTCCTTTCCCGTTCCCAGCCCGACGAACAGCACTACCCGTTCAATTTCGTTGGTTTCTCCCTGTAGCTGGTTAACCTGATTAATCTGTGCCGTTGGCCAACTCATCCCTACCCCTTGATATCCTGCGCCTTCACGTTCCAGCCAAAGCCAATGGCTTGCAGCTGACGCGCCAGCGCCTTGTTAAATTCATCATCGCTCATGCCCAAAAACGGACGGGCGGGAACGTCCACTACCCACGCGGCTTTTACCGCCTTGCCGCTTAGCTTTTTGATGAGCAAACCGGCCTGATCAAAACGCAACGTTTCTTCAATTTCCTTGTAAGGCGGCTTGCGCCAGCGGGTGCCGCGCTTCACCTTGTACCCCAGCGCCCGTAATTTTCTGGCCTGGCGACGGGTGGCCATCCGTTTGGGATCAGACTTTCCCCGCTGAACCTGTGAGCGTTTGACAGAAACACGCATACCGTTTTGCTGGCTAAACCCCACTACACCAGCCGGAACCGGTGCCACGCCGTTGCGATATCCGCCTCCTTGCAGGTATATGCGCACCGCGTTGATTTCAGGCATTTCGCGGATATGCAGCAGTTTCGGCATATTGCGCAGCATCTTGCCGCGCCGCTTTCCCTTGCGTGCCGCCCAGGCTTCCCCGTCTGGTGTCTGCTGCTGGCGAACGTGCCGCGCAGCGGCATTGATCACCCCGTACTTGGCCAGCCGCCATAACAGGCGCTGACGTTTTTTAGGCGGAAAATCCAGCTTACTCAGCGCCTGGCGCAGTCCCTTAAGCTGGGATTTGCTCAGCTCGCCATTGATGATCACGACGGTTGCCCAATCACCGCGCCGGTGCCATCAGCACCAAAGATTTTCCCTTCCGTGGCATACCAGATTTCCGGCTCAACCAGACGCCAGCGCTTACCGTCAAACGGGATAATGCCGTTATCGTCCTCAATAATGGCCAGCGACGCGGCCAGCTTGACCGATACCACCACGGTGGCGGTGTCCTGATCGATAACGTCAACGTCCAGCGCGGGCAATTCCCTGTCCAGTCCAGCATCCATAAAGGGCTGGTCGTCCTGCTCGGTCTGCCAGACCAGCAACAACGCACACAGGTTTTTCGGATCACACTCCCGATACGGCCAGCGCTCCCAGCTCAGCACCGCATCAAACTGCATCACCGCTAACTGATACTGCCCCTCACCTAAATCCCGCTGTGCGCTGATAAAGCTGATTTCATCCATGAAGCTGTCAAATCCCTGCATGACACGCGGCGGCAGGTGTTTAGTTACAAAGGCAGTTAACGCATCTAACTGGCTCATACCATCTTCACCGTGGCGCGTTTAAGCCCCTTCATGCTACGGATAACCATCGCCGCTTCCGCCAGCAGTCCCTTGCGTGTTTCGTCTCCCTCCTGCCCTGGATGAGACTCGCGACGGCCAATCGTGGCGAACTCGCCGATAAGGTCAGCTTTCGCCCTGGCAAACACCGCTTTTTGATACTGCGCACACAGCAGGTTATTTCCGTCCAGGCTCACGCCTGGCACCACGCTGGCTATGCCATAGCCATTATTTTTATGCTGCTGCTCTATGCGTACTAACTCCGCGTTAACCTCACCGGCAGCGGTTAACAGCGCCTGCGCGACCGTTCCGGCGTCGATATCGGCGGGAATGGTGCGCTGTTTCTGAAAATCCCGCAGATTCAGATCCGGCCAAAATCCATTATTGGCCAGCACGGCATCCTGATAATCAACCGGTGTTCCACTAAACATACATCCCCCGAAAAAGGCGGGCTGACCGGCTTCCACGGCACATAACACAAACGTGTATTGCCTCAGCCGCGCCCGCCTGGCTTGCGGTAGTCGTGTTAACTCTTTTGCAAAGACCGGATGCGGGCGGCGATGGTTTTACGCATCGTGCCTACACCGACCCTTCGGTAATACCGCTCCGCCTGTGCTAACAGCGCATCAGCCTGGCGTAACAGCTCGATATCATCCGTCGCCGTCGCTCGCGCCTGGCCGTTGTCATCACGCAGCAGCAGCAAACCGGCGAATTTGAACCACTTGGCGTTAATTTCTTCATGCAATCGCCAGTTCTCCGCCACATTCGTAAACGTGCGGGAGAAATACGGCTCAACGCTCTGTCCGCTTTCTGCCGTCAGCTCTGCCCATTCCAGAATGGTATCTGCGACAAAGGCGGCAAAACTGCGCTTAATGTTGTCGGGGGTGCGCTGTCCCTGCGCAATGGCGATATCCGCCCAGTCCAATGCCTGATCAAACTCGTCAACATCAAACAGCCAGATGATGCAATGCGAAAAAATGGGATGCTGGTACACCTCGCCACTGTCCAGATACGCCTGAACCGTAGGCAACCAGCGCGGCAGCAATTCCCGCCGCTTCATCTCCACGCGATCGCTCGTCATGGGTAAACTTCTCAGCCGCTCAATGTCGTTTTCCAGCGCCCGAATCTGCAAATGCAGGCTATGGCCACCGGTGATCGGCTGGCAGCGTGATAGCTGCTGTTCAGCCTGCAATCGGGCGTTATGACGTTGAGCGGGTGAAAGCGCCATGTTATTCACCGTTACCCGCAGGCGGGTTTTCTGGCTCGGCTACAGTGCCAATCGTCACCGCCGCTTCATCGATCGCCGCGTACAATTCCGGCTCTTCAACCGCGTAGCCTTCATTGCGCAGGTACTTGTTTTCGTACTGCTTGCGGTCATCTTCAAAATCGGCTTTACGCTGGCGCGTATTGCGCTGGGTGTAGATATGCAGGTTACGGAGCGTGGTCACCGTCATACGCTTGCCTGGCATAAACGGCGGTACGACGGCCTTACGTCCGGCAATCGTGCTATCCAGCATTTGCGCCGCAATTTTCTCCGTTGGGCGATCGGCTTTCTGGAACAGGCGATATTGTTCGGCGGCGACTAAATCCGCACCGACCAGCACCACCAGACGCGGATCATTGCGGAACTGCTGCGGGATTTTGGAGTTAATCAGGTCAGACGCCATCGCATCCAGTGAGCGGTAATCGCCGCGTTCATCCAGCGTGACCGCGTCCGTGATAATCTGCCCTTTGAATTCGTCAGAGTTTTTAATCAGCTGATGCCAGCCAATGTTAACGTCTTCCCCGTTCGGGTTTTCATCGGGATCGGTGGTTTCAGCCACCTTTTTTCCGTTAAACCCGATACGCAGCATATCCAGCGCAAACGCCTGATTAGAAAACTCCTGCACCATCTGGAAAAACTCGTTTTCATTGCCAGCGTTAGCCCATACGGACAGCAGATCCCACTTCAATACCGCGCAAGAATCCGTCTCAACCAGCTTGTATTCATTACCGGAAACACCGACGCCGCGCGTAAAACGCCCGTCTTTCTTGCGTCCGGTATGCAAACCTGACTTACCTACATTCACCACCTGGCCTGACAGTTGATCGACGTCCATCACGTTAATCATGGATAGAAAATCCACTGACTCCAGCAACGCGGCACGCAGCTGCGTTTCTTTTGGATCGGACAGCGCAAAATACTTAGATACATCCGTTACCCCGTGCGCCTCTGACAGCGCAGCAGAAAACGAGTGTAAAAAGTCACGCGCCCGCTGATTTAAAAACATAGAAATCCCTCTCGCGTAATAGCGAAATAAAAATAAATTAAACCGGAAATAACCGATTAATTATGGCTGCGACGAATTACACCAAATGGCTGAACGTTTTTGTTTTGTCGCCAATTTTGCGTTTCGGCAACAGAGTAATTTTTTCATCCAGCTTGCCAAAGTTTTTAAGAATAGCCGGCAGGTTATCGCGCAGCGTGGCAAATTCCTGTGTATCCACCGCTTCGATCACCACTTCCAGATTTTCCTGTGTTTCTTCCTGTTTGGTTTCCATCGCTGCGACACGCACTTCTAACGCGGCTAGGGCTTCGGCCAGCGCCTGCAATTTATCGCCGCCACCTTCGCCGCTTTCGTCCTCAGCGAAACTTTTCGGCTTAATACCAAACAGGCTGTGCCATGTTGATTTTTGTTCCTTTGCCATTCCCTTTTCCTTAAATTCTTTTACTTCATCAATCACCAGCGGCTTAAATGCGCCAAACAGGCGATCCCGATTTTTTCGCGATTTAAAATGTAATCGCGTCGTACCCACACTGGCGGGTGTATTTGTTACCCCCAGCCCTTCCAGATAATGTTTACCCGTTCCACGGAAATTACCGTCTGGCGTCAACTCTACAGAGCAAAAAATCATTTGCCCGTCTCGGTTAGCCTGTAACAGATGGATATCTGGCCGCAGCTGTGCATAGAGACGCATCAGCCCGTCGTCATCTTCCTCTGCTTTAACCGCCAACACCTCACCCATGTTGCCGCACCATTTCTCATGCTCTGGCCAAATCAAGGCGGCATAGAGTTGCGGATCGTAAAGCTCGGCGGCATCAAGCAACCATTGTCTTTCCATTTGCCGCTTATCAACGGTCTCGCCTTCCGTGGCAATACAGATCCAGTTAGTCATTAACTGAGACATTTCTTTATTTCCATTCTCGCTTTATTGCGACAGGGGGATTATTACCGAATAAAAAACAACTCAACAGGCGTTTATTTCTTATCTGTTCGGTTATCCGCTTATTCCCGAACGAAACCGACTCAACAGGAAATAAATAATAAAAATAACCCCGCATAATGGCGGCATGGCTAAATATTCTGATGAATTAATAGGTGTAGCGCGGGCGCTCTATTTAAAAAGAGCGACACCTAAAGAGATTGCCGCTGATTTAAATCTGCCGAATACGCGGATCGTTTACTATTGGGCAGAAAAATTTAACTGGGCTGATTTACTCAGTCATGAAAGCACAGAAGAAGCGATAGAGCGTCGCTATCAATTGCTGGTCGGGCGTGACAATAAAACCGAGCTGGAATTAAAAGAACTCGACACACTGATCACGCACGCCGTGAAGCTGCGAGCGCAAAGCAATAAGCACAAGGAAAAGCTGGCAGAAGCCAAAGGCGGCGGGCAGCGTAGCGGCGGGCATGACGATGACGACGAACGCACCGCGAAAAAGCGCAAATACCGTAAGAATGATATTTCTGGCCTGAGCAAAGAGGATTTTGACGCCTGGGCGGAAGAGCATCTTTTTGGCTATCAAAAACACCTCCGCGCCAATATCGGCGAGATGGTGCGTAATATTCTTAAAAGCCGCCAGATCGGTGCCACCTGGTACTTTGCCTTTGAAGCGTTTGAAAATGCCGTCTTGACCGGCGACCCACAGATTTTCCTTTCAGCCAGCCGCGCCCAGGCGGAAGTGTTCCGCTCGTACATCGTCAACATTGCGCAGGAATATTTCGGCATCACGCTGACCGGCAACCCGATCCGATTATCCAACGGCGCAGAGCTGCGATTTCTGTCCACCAATAAAAACACCGCGCAGTCATACAGCGGGCATCTTTACTGTGATGAATATTTTTGGGTGCCGAACTTTGCCCGCCTGAATGAAGTGGCCAGCGCAATGGCCACACACGACAAGTGGCGCACCACCTATTTTTCTACGCCCAGCGCCAAAACGCACCAGGCTTACCCGTTCTGGACGGGCGAAGAGTGGAAGCGCGGCAACAAGAAACGGGCGGCGGTCAAGTTTCCTGACTTTGACGAACTGCGCGACGGCGGGCGGCTGTGCCCTGATGGCCAGTGGCGCTACGTTATCACGATGGAAGACGCGATCGCGGGCGGGTTCAATCTTGCCAGCCTCGACAAGCTGCGCAACCGCTACAACGTGGACACGTTCAACATGCTGTATATGTGCGTGTTCGTTGACAGCAAAGATGCGGTATTCAGTTTTGACGACCTGGAACGCTGCGGCATCGATCCCGATACCTGGCAAGACCATGACCCGAAAGCCCCGCGCCCGTTCGGCAACCGTGAAGTATGGGGCGGCTACGATCCCGCCCGTTCCGGTGACCTTTCCACGTTCGTGATTATCGCCCCGCCGATTTATGAGGGTGAGAAATTCCGCGTACTACGGGTGATCAACTGGCAGGGAATGAATTTTCGCTACCAGGCCAACCAGATTAAAAAATTGTTCCAGCAATACCACTTCACCTATATCGGCATCGATATCACCGGCCTCGGCATCGGTGTGTTTGAAAACATCCAGCATTTCGCCATGCGCCAGGCAAAAGCCATCCGTTACGGCGTGGAAACAAAAAACCGGCTGGTCATGAAAGCCGCCGACGTAGTGGAAAGCAAACGCATTGAATGGGATCAGGACGAGAAAGCGATCGCAGCGTCCTTTATGGCCATCCGAAAAACGACCACCGCCAGCGGCAACGCGATGACGTTTGTCGCTGACCGCAGCGCGGAAACCGGCCATGCAGAAGCCGCCTTCGCGATTATGCACGCGCTGGACAATGAACCGCTGAACTATGAGAACAAACCCCAGTCACGATGGAGACTAAAGAAAGCAGCATGAAACGGAAATCACAGCAACGCGGGCAGGACGCAAACAGCGCCCCGCAAAAGAAGAAAATGAGCATTATCACCTTTGGCAAGCCCGAACCGGTATTAACCACCGGCACGGACTACCGCGACGTTTGGTACGACAACAATTTCGACCATTACACGCTGCCGATAGACCGCCTCGCCCTGGCGCAACTTATCAACCTGAATGGCCAGCACGGTGGCATTGTCTATGCCCGCCGCAACATGGTGATTTCAGACTATCAGAGCGGCGGATTAACCCACGACGAGATCGGCGCGGCGACGTTCGACTATCTGACGTTTGGTGATGTGGCCATTCTGAAAGTGCGTAACGGCTGGGGTGCCGTCGTTGACCTGGTGCCACTGCCGGCGCTCTACACCCGACGCCGTAAAACCGGTGAATTCGTGGTATTGCAGGACGGCGAACCGCTGATTTACCCGCCTGACGATATCATTTTTATCAAGATGTATGACCCACAGCAGGAATATTACGGCCTGCCGGATTACATCGGCGGCATTCACTCCGCCCTATTGAACAGTGAAGCGGTTATCTTCCGCCGTCGCTACTATCACAACGGGGCGCATACAGGCGGCATCCTGTACACCAGTGACCCGAACATGACGGATGAAATTGAAGAGGAAATCGAACAACAGCTTGCTAACAGCAAGGGGATCGGCAACTTCTCCACCATTCTGGTTAACATCCCGCACGGGGACAAGGAAGGCGTGCAGTTTATCCAGATGGGTGATATCAGCGCCAAAGATGAGTTTGCAAACGTGAAAAACATCAGCGCCCAGGATGTACTGAATGCGCACCGCTTCCCCGCTGGCCTATGCGGCATCATCCCGCAGAACGCCGCAGGGCTGGGCGACCCTGAGAAAGCCCGCGACACGTACCGAAAAGATGAGATTATCCCGATACAGAAGCGCTTTCGTGCTGCTATCAGTGCCGATCGGGAAATTCCGGCACACCTACACCTGAATTTTAACGATGATAATTTAAAGTAGAATGCAGCATGAAACAGAAACCGTTAAACTCCCAGCAGTTTGATTCGCTGGGAGCCAGAAATATGCGTGTTTTAAAAGTAGAATGCCCTGAGTGCGGCGAAAAAGCGGTGATAAGAAAGACTAACCGCAAACACCGAAAAATAGCGGATATTTACTGTGCGTGTTCAGACGTTGAGTGCGGTCACACATTTGTGATGAATCTAACGTTTTCACACTCACTCAGCCCTAGCGCCAAAACCGGCGATAAGTTGTTGCAAACAGTGATCGAAAATCTATCACCCGAACAAAGACAAATGGCGCTGAACCTATTAAAAGCCCCAGCTGCATAAATCAAAACCACCGCGAACCGGTGGTTTTTTTATTTCGCATAACGACACCTTCCTTTACCTGCTCGGATAGCTCGCAAATCCAGTTCAATGCCACCTGACGATCTCTATCACTACTTTCATCTACGCATACAGCCCGCGACAAAAGCTCTATACGTTCTAATACCTTAACCACTTCTAAATCGTCCACTTTTCGCCCTCAAAAACACTGTATATGCAAACAGTATATCAAAATGTTTCTTAATTAATACTGGATAAGGTCATTGTATTTTAAAGCATTTATGTGGACGTGTTACACAAGCTACCAATTCCACCCATCCCACAACTCGCAATCCGTTGATTTTTCATACTCATTCAACTGACCGTTGGCCATTCGCAACATACGATCCCCACCTATCGACAGGTTCCCGCCACGTAGCAGAATACTGACCTGCTCATTTTCTCCACTAAAACCACGCAATTTTAATAACTCGGATAATCGTCGCCGGTTCCCCTGCGTACAGTTATTGACAGAACTCCGAGACGGCGCAGACGCGCCGCTAACACCAGCCGCCTGATCGGCGGCTAACTTCGGCACAATCTTCCACTGAGTAACACGGGTTAGAATGGGTGTATCAATGCCAACAAATGAAGAGAAGACCCCTTTTATCTTGATGACTTCTTCACCGTAATCATTGTAATCCTCGGCGTCATACCAGGTACGAACAGCAAGTTCATCACGCCTTACAAACGGGCCTCCCTGAGCATTTATGTAACCTGCCCAATCGCCCGTATCCGCCGCATCATGTACAGCGGCAAATTCAACGCTTAATCCTACCGCCGTGTCATGATCAGCCATTCGCCGTAACTCACGGTAAACCGTCACTGGTGCGCCACCAATAAACTGAAACTGACGGATACGCCAACGAGCTGCCCAGGCAGATGCAGCAGCAGCAGCATCCTTTAATGTCAGATCGCTTTCATCATCGCTTTCACCGTCTAGCGCATAGCCATCAATATTTTTACTAATATATTTAGCCACATAGCCTGTAGCACTGCCTTTATCCGGATCGATGGCTTCAGCATGAAAACGGGCTTTCTCAGCTTTTGCTGTAAGTAACTCGTCAGCGTCTTCTTCAAACGCATACGAACGGAGAACTTCACGGATTCGCTGAGATTCTTCAGGGCGCATGAATATCAACATATGCCAGTGAGGTGTGCCGTCATGATGGGGTTCCGCTACACGTATCCCGAAAACACGCAAATCATCCCGATGAAGCTTCGCCCGAACTTTTTCCCATAACCGACGCAAGTATCTTTGCGTATCAGCAGGGCTCGCCCCATTCCACTTACGATTACGGTGTCCATGAATCGTATTGGCATGAAACTTAGACGGTGCCGTCAGCGTGTAAAACTCCCCGACAAATCCCAGCTCTTCACAAATATTTTCAAAACCACGGATACGCACCATGAGTTCACTACGGCGGATCGCAGGATTGGCAACGCTGCCATAATATTTATCAATCAAACTAATTCGGTTGCCGTCTTCATCCTCCAATTCCATCCCTTTCAAAAACTCGCGGGTGCGGCGTTTTTGTTCTTTCCATTCATGAATAGTGGATTTGCTGGCATAAGCACTGGATTTCTTACTGACATTCACCAGGGCAATCTGTAGATGTTCTTTCCACTCATTGACGTAACGACGTAGGCGGTTAGTCCACCATTTATCAGAAATCATGCGAGCAATCGCAGGCGCTGCGTCTTTCTCACTAAACAGCTTTTTATTGAGTTTTTCCCATAAAGGGGCGTCTTGCCGGAAAGCCTGGGTTATCACTCCAGCACGCCGGTACATAAACCAAAGAACCTTTAATTCGCCATCATTGATAGTCTCATCGTTGATAACTCCCAGTTCTAAACGGATGAAACTGGCAATATCTTGTGCCAATAATTCCACATCAGAGCGCCCCATATCTGGCAGGCGATTGAAGCGCCACATTAGCTGTGCATTATCAGCAGTCATTTCTGACAAATGATAGCGAGTCATCACCATGCTGATTCTCGGCAAAATACGATCAACAAAATTCTTTGTTAGAAATGCGTTAGCACGCTCAATACCTTGCGTTTTTTCAAGCTCATATAACCGCCGATTGACACTTTGTCGAACGACTAAAGGCAAGCTCTCAAGCGCTTCACGCGCCTGCACCAACATAAGCAGTTGGCGTTCACGCTTATGAATTTCGTCATAAGTTGGGACAGGACTAGAAACAGCGAGTAAAGGTGCATTCCATGGATAAGCCCATTCACTCATTTCTATTTTTTCGGGCAATTGGCTGAAGTTATACTTTGGTGAGGTCATGGCAATACACTCTGCAATAAGCAAAAAAAGGAAAAGGACGATGAAAGGAAGATACAAAACCGATAGCGCACGCCCGCACTACGATCAGGACATTACTGATTGGCTGGAAGAACACATAAGCGATGGGAACATGATGAGCTATTCCATTGCGCTTTATCACGATGGATACATATATCGCTCGATTATATGTTCTGGACTTAGTGAGTATGCTCAAGCGACCAATTTTCTGAACAGCATTGGCCTTGCTAACGCCCTGGCTCCCGATGCTCGATATCGTGGATTTGATGCGTTGTTTGCACCAGAAGAGGACGTTAAAAAAATGAGGGAAAAGGTCTAAATAGATCTCATCACGCTGCCAATTTAGGGCAGCGTGATGATCTCCATTTTTTTCCGTGTCTTGAATCACTGCACGCCCCGCAAATCACCCTCATAGCCCGTATGTAGGAAACGCAGCGTTGAACCATTTAACAGCGTCAATGACTCCTGACAATTTGCCTTCAACACGCCGATCACTTCTTTGGCTGCACCGCGAGTAATAGCATTAGCGCTGATAGAGCGCTGAACGGCGACTTCGTTAAACTCAAAGCCCTGATAAATCTCGCGCGTTGCTGGCGTATCGCTATTTGAAATCACACACTGAACGCCATTCACGCGATTAGCCTCAGCCAGCGCGGCAGCTAATGTGATGTGGTGATCGATGGTGAATGAGGCGGTGTGATACTGCGTAAAATTAGCGGTATCACTGACGGGCAGGTATGGCGGATCGCAGTAAATATCCGCACCATATCGAGCATGTCCCGTTATGGTTTTGCAAAACGGTGCAACCCTGAAAACGGCCTGAGTATCACGCGCCTTTTCTGCAAATAGACGGATTTCATTAGCAGGAAAATATGGTGACTGGTAACGGCCAAATGGAACATTAAATTCACCGTTCTGGTTATAACGGCACAGGCCGTTAAATCCGTGTCGGTTCAGATACAAGAAAAGCACAGCAAGCTGTAGCGCCGTACCCGCGCCTGTTGCACGCAGAAAATTAAACTCAGCCCTACGCCCCAGATACTCACTTTCCGTGTTACACGTCATGAACATTGACTGCGCATCACGGATCAGCAGCTCGGTGTCAGCAACCGCGACACGATACAAGTTAATAAGGTCTGGATTAATATCGGCCAGTACATAACGGCGATAATCAGTATTCAGGAATACCGACGCGCCGCCGACAAACGGCTCGATGAGGCAATCACCTTTAGGCAGGAGCGGGAGCAAATCAGGCAGGACGCGGGTTTTACCCCCCGCCCATTTGATGAACGGGCGGATCATATCGCCAGCTCCTGCGCCGAATGCTCAAACCGTTCCGCCTCTTTACGCAGTAATTCGATAATTTCTACGGCTGTATAGCCTTTTTGCTGAAAGTGAATAGCCAACGCAGACAGGCGCATGGCAAACGAGAAATGCTGGTCTTTCTTTTCCTCCAGTCGAGCATCTTTAATCAACTCCAGCAGCCCGCCATTTTCAGCGACTACGTTTGTGCGACGTGTTTCGATATTTCTCATGATGCTTTTCCTGTTTTTAGGTAATACGAATCCCCAGCCGATAGAGGCTGTAAAAAAGAAAGGCGTATTACGGGTTAATTAATTGACTGGTTTTCGCTTTGTTCCGTTTCCGGTTCGGAACGGTTGATAACAAACACGCTGCGGCCAAAATGCCCTGGCTGAAACGCGGCGGTTTTCTCATACATATGGCGCAGTCTTAAAACGCCATTCCACAGCACACGACGCTGATTAGCGTCAAAGTCAGCCCAGTTGTAGGCAACATGGCTTTTTCCCAACTTTGGGCGGCAATGGAAGATCAGATCTTCACGTTCGCGTGGTGTCGCTGACTCCCAAAATAATTGAGCGGGGTTATCCGTTCCCGAAATCATGCGGCGCATGGCTTTAAGCGGTTCGGGCAACTCCAGAGCATCATTGTGCATGATTACCCCCTGACCCCGATCAGGCGACGCCACAACGAGCGGCGCGGCATTGCAGGCACATACGGCTTTTTACTCCAAGGCGCGAAATAAGCTTGCGACGGTGTCGGCTGTACACGCTGGCCGTTTGGCAGTTCTAACCAGCCATTGCCTTTAGGCAACTGCGGTGATGCAGATTGGCTAGTGAGTAAACGAGCAATAGAAATCATGGTTACCCCTCTTACGCTAATACCGGCATGGCTGAATTCAGCACGTCTACAGCTGCGGCCATCATGGGTGTGGATTGGAAACGGGCTTCGACAGAAAGCACAATCAGCGACAGATTGCGGATCGCGCTGTTTGCCCGATGGAGAATGGCGTTTTTACGCGCCTGTGACATTGGGGCATTTGATACCGCTTCCCCAGCGATCGCGCCCAAGTCAGCCGTGGCGCTCAGTGCGAACATCGGCACATTGTGTGAATTGGCTTCATTGCGAGGCACAGACGGCAAACAGTTGATTTGCGCCAGCAGGCCATCCAGTAAACCAGCGTCTTCCGTGTGATCGGTAATAGCCAGCAGGTCATCACACGTTAAGCGGTGCGGTTGCTCAGGGTTCAGCTTGTTACGCAGCACTTGAGAACGAACGCCGATCGCGGCGGCCACGTCTTCAAGGTTGTGCGCCAGCGCGAACGCTCGGCAAGCGGCATCAAAGTGCGGGTGTTTAGCGATCTGATAATCAAACATAGCTATCCCTGCCCCGATTCTTAGGATGGATTCGCCTGAAGCGAAATATGGCATTCGCTTAACGCTTGAACGGTCAATGCGGCCATGTTGATTTCAACTTTAGCGCGGGGTTTGTCGGCCTTGCCACGGATAGGCAAACGGCCATCACGAATCATGTCGCGGGCAGTGCCAATTGGTGTGCCAGTAAGGCGGCAGTACTCATCTAACGGCATGTAAGGAATAGGGATGGTGATTGTAATGTTAGGACGCATAAGGCAAACTCCTCTTTTCATGTTGGCTCGGCAAAGCTCAACAAAATTCACTAATAGATAAAATCAGGAGAATGCTATCTAGCTTTATGTGAAGTGTCAATGATCACTTAGCTTTTTGCTAGATGGATTTTCAAAATGGCAAGATTCCGAATCAACCCAGACTCAGACAGCACCCCAATCCTCAACAGGATTCTTGAAGCATATGGCTTTACTCAAAAACTTCAGTTAGCAGAGCATCTAGGGATCGCTTCCAGTTCAATGTCCAACCGTTACAAGCGCGGCGGATTACCAGCAGATATCATGGTTAAGTGCATGGCTGAAACTGGTGTCAATTTGGAATGGCTGGCGACAGGTCAAGGCAAAAGGTTTGACGATGAGGAACTTGATATACTCAAGTTTCCACACAAGAAACTGATTGATGGTCAGCTTTACGACTCAGGTTATGTGATGTTTGATAAAGTCATGTTCCTGCCAGGCGTTCCCTTACCGGAAAACCCTATCTGCGTAATTGACGAAAAAGTGCAGTACATCACCGACCAAACATTTGCCGATGTTTATGACGGTGAATGGCTGGTTGAAATCGAAGACAAAATCAGTATAAGAACGTTGACACGCATCCCTGTGCGTAAGGTTCGTGTTAGCGGCATAGGAATGGCGTTTGATTGTGCGTTGGAAGATATCTCTGTATTAGGTCGAATCGTAATGACATGTTCTGTCAATTAGTCAATTGAGGATAAAAAATGAAGTTGCTAGAAAAAAGGAGAACACTGGCATACGCAAGGGCTTCATATAAGCGAGCCTTAAGAAAATTTATCTTCAATTACAATAAAAACAGAACTACAAAAAGGGCAAGAAATGGACGGAGCCTACGGTTAACGCGCCATAAAATAATAGCCCCAATATGCCTAGATCTCTCAAAACCTCAAGATAACAACTTAATGATTCAGTTTGTTACCGATATAAAAAATCAGGCTAAGAAAGGAACAATTAATAAAGTAGCTCAAATACATCTCTGCTTCAGAGAAAGTAAATTCATCACTCCCTCGGGAGGTTTATGGCTACTAGCCAACCTTGAGAAGTTAAAAATTGATACTCCATATGTAAAATTTACAATCACAAGGCCACCAGCGACACGACTGAATAGAGGAGACAATAATCGCTACCCTATTGTCGAGAGTGTTATGAGCTGGATTGGTATCTATGAAGCGATTGGCCTTGCGAAGCGAGAACTACGTGAGTTGCCCACTGTAAATTGCTGGGAGGCCGCACGCGGTTCACAAGTTGCCAGTGAAACGGTAGGTATGTTGCTTGAACGAATAACAGCAAAAACAGGTCAAAACTATCAAGCCCTGTACCGACCGTTAGTGGAGGCAATGTCTAACTCTGTAGAACATGCCTACAGACCAGATCTATACTCACTGCCACAACCTGACACAAAATGGTGGTGTTTCGCTGCTATCATGAACAATAGATTAATAACTCTTATATGTGACCTAGGTCTAGGAATTTCAAAGACTTTACCTAAAACACAAAGTACAAAGTTCTTTAATAATATTGTCGAATACATTGGGCATACACTATCCACAGATTCAGATTTCATTAGGGCCTCATTGCAGCTCAAAAAATCAGCAACGAAACTTGATTATAGAGGTAAAGGTGGTCCAGACCTGCAATCAGTGATAGCGAAAATCCCACAGTCACGCTTGGCAATTTATTCAAATAAAGGGGTCTATACCTATACAAACCGAGGTAAAGCTAACCCTGAGAAATGGTTTGATAACAAATTGTCAATACAGGGAACAATTGTTGAGTGTAGTATCGAACTGCCAACACAAGGATAATATTATGAGCACTATATATGTAAAAAATTTCTCTAAGTACCCTGGACCAAGATACATTCGGCTAGGTGACTATAGCGGTGAGGAGTTTCGCGAATCACACTTGCTTCCTGCGCTAAACAAAGGTGACGTGATCGTTAACTTTGATGGGGTTTATGGCTATGGCTCATCCTTTCTAGAGGAGGCTTTTGGCGGTTTAGCTCGCAGGGGAATTTCAGCAGATAAGCTAAAAAAGCTCAGAAGTAATCTCATTTGTAATGATGATCCAACAATTGTAATCGAAGTACAAAGCTACATCGATGATGCCTTAAGAGGATCTTAATATGACAGCGGAAGGTTTTTTTGCTGATTTTTTGAAAATAATTCCGCTATTATCTGTTCTAGCAACAGTCACGGGGTGGGTTGTTTCCTCTAAATTTTCAAGTAAAAATACTGGAACTCACGCAAAGAATACCGAGCTAAATAAACTTATAGATAGTTTAAATAAAGCTCTCGATGATATCTATACGGAGATGGCAACGGTACTATCCTCTGACCTAGATGATAGGAAAAAGACGGCCGCATATCATAAATTCATAGGAATGATAAAAAATGTCCGTTTTATTTGTGATGCTATCCAAAAATTAGATGAAGCTCAAAGAGTAGACAACGGCAAGCTATTCTTACTTAGGAAAGCATGCACCAGCGACCAAAAGTACGACTCTAAGAAAATCAATACAGCACTTCCTCAACTGCAAGATATTCAAGAAGAAATCAAAAGATCTTACATTAAGAAATTTACTACTTAATGACAATCAGAAAATCCACTAATAATAAATGGCTGCTGGATTTTTACCCTGAAGGGAAACCAAAGGGGAAATCCAGTAAACGTATCCGCAAAACGTTTTCTACCAAGGGTGAAGCTCTCGCCTATCAGAATCACGTCATTGAAAACCTACATAACAGGCCGTGGCTAGACGGAAAAGAGGATCGCAGGACGCTGCGGCAACTGGTCTATACGTGGTTTGATGAGCACGGCATCACGTTGGATGACGGAGAAAAACGCAAGAGCGCAATGGAATACGCTTGCGAGTGCATGGGGGAGCCAACCGCGCACGAATTCGATACCACAATGTTTTCTCTGTTTAGAAAGAAGCGCCTATCTGGGGAGTTTTCTCGCACATCACGCATTACACAGGTAACCCCGCGCACTGTTAATCTGGAACTGGCCTACTTCCGTGCTGTGTTTAATGAGTTAAAACGTCTGGGGCATTGGAAGCAAGAGAACCCCCTAGAAATCATGCGCCCATTCAAGACAGAAGAAAATGAAATGTCATTCCTAACGAAAGAACAGATAGATCGTCTTTTGCAGGAATGTCAGAACAGCCGCTCAAAATGCCTATATGACGTGGTGCGTATTTGCTTGGCTACTGGCGCACGATGGGGTGAATCACAATCCCTGCGGCGAGTACACGTCACGCCGTATAGAATTACCTTCACGAACACAAAAGGGAACCGTAACCGGACAGTTCCCATCAGTAAAACCTTGTATTTTTCATTACCACAAACGAACGGCGCACTATTCAATGACTGCTACACCTCATTCCGTAGGGCGATACAACGAACGGGAATAGAACTGCCTGACGGACAGTTATCGCACGTTCTACGTCACACGTTCGCCAGCCATTTTATGATGAACGGCGGTAATATTTTGGTGTTGCAACGGATACTCGGCCATACCGATATTAAAATGACGATGCGTTATGCGCATTTTGCTCCCGATCACTTGGAAGAAGCGATCAAGCTCAACCCGTTAGAGAACTAAAAAGATGTCCCTTTTCTGCCCCCTCAGAACACAAACCCTCGTTAATATTCGATAATATTCGTTCATTAAACCATTGATAATAAAAGTAAATCATTGTTTTTAAAGGGTGGTACATGGTTCTCATAATCGCTTGGTCGCTGGTTCAAGTCCAGCAGGGGCCACCAAATTCAAGGAGTTGCGTTAATAGCGCAGCTCCTTTGCTTTTTCTAGGGTATTTTCAAACAAGATTAACGGTAGCAAACATCATCACAATCCTTACCTCACCAACGACTCACTAGCATTAACTCGCCTGCCTCTCGATTGAGAGAAACACAACATAGTATTAGCAATATCGGCCATTACCATTTCAATGGCGTGGCTTGAGGTTTATCAAATCGGGTAAGCCAGAGTGTTTTTATCGAAGGGTTTAATCAGGAATACCAGACAGAAAGACTGTTTTTTTACCTGTTCAGAGCAAGGAATAAAATCAAATGAATCACGGGGTGCTCGCTCTATGACTATAACGGCAAGCGCCCCGTGAATATCTGAATAGGCTGGTACGGGAAAATACCAGCCGAAAAGCTGACTACATCAAGAAAAGTGTGAAACTAAACATAGATGTACTCACACTCTTAATTGCCAGCAGGCGCTGAATCGAGAATCGATGGAACATGACTCGATGCCCACTTAGTAAAGTAATCCTGAAGCAGCAGTGAAGCATATTCTGAGGTATGGCCCTCGTCACGATATAACGGAAGGCCATTCTTAACATAAGAACATTTACCGTCCTTTCTATCGCAGAAGACATCATTCTGTTCAAAAACAAGCACGCCGGGGTGGGTTTTATTAACCGCCACGAGCAGTGGGCTGAAATCTTTCAGAATGGAACTCCGAACATCAGAGGAAACCAAGCAATCCTTTGGATGCTGTTTAAGAGGCGACTTAAAGCAGGCCTTTGGATGAAAACCCGGTCTTATGTGTGGCGTAAAAATAATGACCTTCACACCCTGTTTTTCAAGGAAGTCGATGCGTTGAATCACTCTGGCAATCTCATCGCTAGATGGCTGTCGTGACAAGCCGTCTAAAATAACAAATTTTATGGATGGTGTTCTCTTGATAATGTCATCAATAAATTTTGCTTGATCGGTTATCCTGGAGCCATAGCAAGGGCTTCTCGGATCGTCACCAGAGTTATCAAAACCAACCCCACACGTTCCTATCGAAAGGATAGTCTGGTGCTTCAACTTTTCATTTTTAGCGAACCCAGGATAGAGCTGGTTTGCGTAGCTATTACCTAAAAGAAGAATCGTTGGCGGATTAGTCCCACTCTTCATGCAGAACCACCAAGCGAGTGTATTCTGATCTTTATAAGGATATTCAGACAGGCAAGTATCATTCTTTGTATAGGCCCATATTGGTCCCATAAACTGATACTGAACCTCTTTGGTAAAATCACTCGTTGTCACAGCCTTGCGTTCTGCAAATCCATCTTTATAAAAAACAGCAGAACCGGATAAAAATAGTACAATACTTAAAAGAACCAACGTGCCAACGAATTTATACCCCTTTGATTTTCTTATTTTCCCCTCAACGAATTTATACGTAAGCCAGGCCAATAGGATCGATAAAAAGACAGCGGCTAAGCGCAAAAAACGATCTGGCGTGCCTCTTTCGACAATTCTCAAAAAGGTCAATAACGGCCAATGCCATAGATACAAAGGGAAACTGATTAAGCCAAACCACACCACGATCTTGTTGCTCAAAAACAAACGATTGAGCATCGCATTAGGGCCGGCAAAAATGATTAAAACAGCACCAATAACGGGAATCAGAGCCCAAAAACCAGGAAAGTATGCATCTTTATTGATGGATAAAAAGCCAAAACCCAAGATCAAAAAACCAAATAGTGAAAAGCCATTTATCACAAACTGATTTTTTTGAAACTTATCGACAAAGCTCTTGTGATAAAGAACGGTAAACGCCAATAAACTACCGAACAACAGTTCCCAGAATCGGGTCAATGGAGAGTAAAACGTTGCGACTCCATCGCTCCTTATCATATAAATATTCAGAACAAAAGAAGCCAAAATACAACTCAGTAATAACGCAATTCGGCGAAAATTCATTCTCCAGAAAAGACAACACAGCAAAGGCCAGAGAAAATAGAATTGTTCCTCTATACCTAAGCTCCACAAGTGCAAAAGTGGTTTAGTTTCTGCAGCATTATCAAAATAGCCAGATTCGCCCCATAGCACTAAGTTGGAAACAAATCCAACCCCCGCCATAGTATGCTTACCTAATTGCTTATACTCATCAGCAAGTAAAGCAAACCAGCCAAATACAATAGAAACAGTCAAGACCAGTAGCAAGGCGGGAAATATCCGCTTGATACGGCGTGCATAGAACTCAGAAAAGCTGAATGTTCCCTTATCTAAATTCTCGAAAATAATGGTAGAAATCAAAAAACCGGAGATAACAAAAAAGATATCAACACCAATAAAACCACCTTTCATCCAATCAGGAAAGGCGTGGAAAGCCACAACAGAAAGAACAGCAACGGCTCTTAGCCCGTCAATGTCGGGGCGGTATTTTGGGTGTGAAAGATGAGAATTCGATATTGTCATTAGGCTAAGTTCACGCTCGGCAAAACTTGTCAAAGAATTTTAGCCGGATAGAGTGTAAAAAAGTGGTAAAAATTATACTCCCAGATGACCAACGGCAACAACTTTTACCCTATCTAACCGTTACGCTAAACAGTAATTCAGATACTTTACCCTCGCAGCATGCCCGACAAATACCACGTTCATTGCACCTATCGTTTTCTGATGTGCTGTTATCACTTTATCTTTAAGATAAATACACTATAAAAATAGCGTGAATCACGACAAATACCGTGACAGGGACTCATGAGTAATATTTTAACCTGCGTATTGAGCGGTATTGCGATGTTTACCGCTGTCGGCGCACATGCCGCTGAAAAGGGGAAGCTTTACAGCGTAATTTTCACAGCGAAACTATTAGGGTAG